AACCAGGCCTGTGCTGATGCACTTGTGTATACATTTGCTTGAGGCATTATTTGCTACCTTCTGGTGGTTGAATTACCACAGGCTGATACAGGTGTGCTGCTTGATACATCACACCAGGAATTTCCACAGGAGTTTGTTTGACCGTGGCAGGTGTAAACGCTGGTGGAACAAATCCACTGGCTTCGTTACGTGCATGTTGAGCTTGAATTTCTGTGTAAGGTTTCATCATGATATTATCCTTTGTAGGCTTTCCACTGATTGGTCAATGTAAAAATGCTTTCTCGAACTTTTTCCAGGTCGCCGTCACCGTCAAGGTCAGCTTGTGTTTTTCCAGCCTCTTTGGCTTTGAGCACATTGTGAGCAAATTTGTTGCCTTCTTCAGTTTTTTCTTCGTCAACTGCTTTTTTGGCTTCTTGGATGCCAGCAATCTCTCGCATGCGTTGAATACTTTCACTGAACTCGTCTTCTTCTTTTAAAGCGTCTTCTTTGTCATCAACTGCGTTTTTCATTGGCTCTTGTTTGTCGCCGTCTTTGTCTAGGTCCAAAAAGTCAGGCTTGGCCTTGGCTTCTCTAATGCCGGACATTTCCATCATGCGCTGCAAGGCATCTTGTTCTGATTCAGCGTAGGACTCCTGACGATCGCCTTGGCTGGCAATCACAGGAACTGTGGTTTGTCCAGTTGACTTGGGCTTGTTCAAGCCACCTGAGTATTCAAAGTTGTCTTCAGCTTGTTCAGTGTTGGTCGGATAATCAGGTGTGTTTTGACTCACCTCATCGTCGCCGTAGCTTTCTTCCATGGTATTGTAACCATGGTCAGAATCGCCAAGTCCTGCACTCTTTAGCAGTTGAGCCAACTTCGTAGCGTCATCATCTGTTGCTGTGATTGTTAGGCTGCGACTTGGACCACCATGTTCGTCGTTGTTCATGCTCATGTTCATGCTCATGCTTTCAGCAATCATGCCTTCGAGTTCGCGATTCATGCTGTCATAGATACCCTTGCCAAATGTAAACCCACCGGATCCTTTGCTGGCCTTGGGTGCCGCTGTACTTGTGGCCACTGAACCTGAAGTGGTTGACTCTTCAACATCTTTTTCTTTGGGTTTCTTGGCTGCTTTTTCTGGCAGGCCTTTGTGCTTGGTGCTGGCAAAATCTTCTGCGTCACTTTTTTTCATTGTCTTGGCCACCTTGGCAACTTCTTTTGACGCAGGCTTCTCGCCTTTCTTGGCAGCACTGACCATGCCCATGAAGCGTTGTTGTTTTTTGCTCACTGCTTTTTCAGCAATGGGTTCTTCGTCGCCATCCATGTCGTCTGCTTGATTCTGCATGTAGTCATCCACAGCAGTCATCATGCTTTCAATCTTGGCCAACTTGGATTGTACCCATTCTGGCAGGTTGTCATTGTCGCCTAGTATTTTTTCCAGGGCCTGTGCATGACGCACCACAGTCTTGATAGAGTCCTTGGCCATGTCGCCTTCTTGATCGTATTCGCCTTGGTCTTTTGGATCCAGATCGTCTTCACCTACCATCTTGTGCTTGGTGATTTTGCCGGCAAATGGTTTTATTTTGACCTTGTCTCCAAATGCACTGAAGTCTGGCTTCATAACTTCGCCTGTGTCCACTGATGCACCTTTCTTGGGACGACCACGACCACGTGAGCCTTGTCCAGCATCTGCTGCGGCCTGTTTCTTTGTGCGAATTGCCTTAGCATCTTCTTTGTCGCCGTCATATTCAGTGCCGTATGTGCCTTTGTGAACAAAGCTGGTGGCTTTTTGTTTTTCAGGTTGTTTGAAATTTTTGTAGTCAAACGCATTACCAGTGCTGGCTTCGTCAAATTGAACACTGTCGCCTGCTGAAAATTGTATGCCAGCCAGGCGTTTTGGTAACTTGCCCTTGGCAATAATAAAATCTAGTTCTCTATCAGTTGGGCCAGCTTGTTCAAGATCATTAGCTAGGTCCTGCATGGCATCATTTTCCCACATGTCATCACCGTACAATGCAGCAATAGCCTCTAGCACTTTATCGTAATCAATTGAACCTGAGGCTTCGTCCATTTCTTGCTCACGACCACGACCGCCACCTAATGCCTTCTTCATGGCTTCAGCAGCAACGTCGCCTAGCATTTCGTCAACTTCTTTCTTGGCGCCAGCAATCTTGTCAGCAAAAGTAATTTTGTCTGTGGGAGGAGCAAGTGCTGCAAAACTCTTGGCCTTGCCTGGTGACATTTTTTCTTTGACGGGTTGACGGGCGCCAACAATCTTGCCTGTACGCCCTCGGTTTAGCAATTCTTCGTCACCGGGTGCCACAAAATCAGCTAGCTTTTTTGCACCCTGGGCCACACGGTCCATGACGCCTGGCTTCCGGCCTATCTTGGCAAAGTCTGGATTCAGCTCCATGGCATCCTGGCTGTGGGCACCTTCGTCTACTTCTGTGTTGTCATACTTGTCGTACTTGGCACGCACAGGGTCAAGAGCCTTGCCTTCACGGCCAGCCCGGGCCAGTGCTTCCATGCCTTGCTTGCCGTATTTTTCGTAGCCCTTGGCAGCACGGCTCATGTCACGCTCGTTCAATTGCTTGTGCGTGACTTCGGGTGTGGCACGAATGTTGTCTAGTTTTTTGTTTAGGTCGTAAAAGAAACTCATTTTTGTTATCCTCTTGGGTTGGCGCCAGTGGCTGGCTTGGGTTGACGCTTGATGTTGGTCATTGGGCTTTTGACACCCTGTGCTAATTCGTTTGTGGTCTTTGCAGGTGGTGTCTTTCCTCCAGCCACAGTAAAGTTGCTACGGTAAGCATTCTTCAACACCACATGATCATATGGGTCAGCGCCGTAGTCTTTCTTTTGCGCACGTTGATGTGCATCATCTGCAGGATATGTGGGATTGTCCAGCAGGTCTTTGTTCTGACTCTCAATCTTGGCTGCTTCCTCATCCATGCCTTGTTCGTAGGGTGTGGTCATCATGACAATTCTGTTAGGATCCATGCCCAGTAGTTGTGCCAGTTGTTTGATCTGTGGTTCAATAGCCGGGTATCGAAACTCTACGTCAACTAGACTCATGGGCTGATTGGGAAAAGCCGGAAAGTCCGGAACTGCTCGGCGCACTGGTGCAGTTTTTGCGTCAGACATTTTGACAATGTCAAACTGGTTGCACTTGTCTTTGAGCTGTTTAAAAAAGCCTGCGGGTACATCGCCTACCACCTTGATACGGTAGTTGTAGGTGCGTTCGCTTTCGGCTAGGTATCTGGCAAATGGTTTTTTCATATTCGGTATCCTGTTGTATATTTATTCTTTTTCAGCAATTTGGTCTTTACCAAGAATGCGATTCAGCAGATCGTTGCGGCTTAGAACCATGCCTTCCGCAGTTTGAGTAGGCACTAGACCTGACTCCGCGACCTTGGAATCCAGTGCTTGTTGTTGTTGATCCAGTCGCATTTTTTTCATCTGCAGGTCAATCATTTTAAGTTTTTTGTCCAGTTTGGCTGTTTTTGCTGTGATGGCATGGCCCAGCATGTTGCTGGCCACCCCAAAGATTTCGCTGGCAAAGCGGCTGTCTATCTGCATGCCAAGATCCATGAGATCTTTGTAGCTGCCCTTGGCCATGTCACTCAGCTCATCCATTTCGGCGTCAGTGGCATCTAGTCCACGCACTGCTGGAAGTGCATTGTCAACCTTGTCAATGGTGAGATCAAGTTCTGCTAGCAATGCTTGGTTGACTGTGATGGCAGGAACTTCAGCGTCTATTTCTGCCGCAGATGGTGGGAGATCAAACAGCTCTTCAAGTTTTCGTGTCATACCCTATTTAGTGGCTTCACAGCCGGGCATTATCGTTTGCTGCCCTGATGAAAGATGTCGTTTTCCGTGATAACTCTGAAGGTCAGCCCTTGTGTTTTGCACCAGGCAGTGGCCGCAGCCCATTTGGCATAGTTGATGGCTATCACAGTGCGATCACGACTGTTCATTTTGCTTTCGATTACGCTTTGATTTTTGGGTTTGATTTCAATCAGTTCTGCTCGCATGGTATTTTCTCTGGTGCGATAAGTGATCAAAAAGTCCGGAAAATATCTGTGCATTTTGCCGTCAAGTGGATGACGGTACGGAATTGCCACACACTCCGAACCCCATTGCAGCACATTGTCGTTGTTGTCCAGGAATGTCATGAACACCTGTTCCCAGCTGCTGCGCCAGGTTGGGGGTCGATTGCCTACATATTTTTTTGCATTTCTCACTTGAAAAATGCCTTTTGAAAAGTTAGCCATACATGCCTAACCTTTATTGAACCACGTTTCTGGCAGCGTAAAAGTTTGCAGTCACAGGCACACCCACGCCCAGCAAGGTAGCACGGTTTCTGATAGTGTTCAGGTAATAGGCCATGCTAACATTGAGATTCATGCCAGATGTGCCTTCGAATCCCTGCAACAAGGTCAGGGCTGGAATTTTTGTGTCTTGTGCCACCTTGAACAGACTCACAGTAAAGTTGTCTGCTGCCAGTCTTGTGGTCATGGTCGACTTGAAAAAACTGTTGACCACATCATATTCGGCCGCAGGAACATCCACGTCATATTCATAAAATGCATCAAACACTCGTACTGTTTGATCTAGATTGGTGTTTTCGTAGTTGATACTGGCCATGATTATCTTGTGTTAGTTGGTGGTGTTTGTGGTGTTGGGAAGAACATGCCAGTTGAGCGGCCTGGTACAGATCTAACTGCGCCCGGCAATGAACCTCGGATGGCATTTGTGCCCAGTGCAGTTGCTTCGCTTATGGCTGAGCTGGCAATATTCTTGCCCTTGAATGTGTTGTAGGCTGTGCCTGCTTTTTGTGCTGCACCAATAAGTCCTAACACGCCGCCGCTTTGTAAATCTTCCAAGATACCACCTCCTGCATCCAGCAATCCGCCTTGACCAAACACTGTGGCTCGGGATCCTGGGCGGCTGATTGGACTCAGAGTTTGATCGTAGTGTGCAGGATCAGCAAAGCCCTCAACATTGGCGTCGGGTCGTTGATTGCCCACAGCACCTGAATAGTATTTCACAGTTTCATACGCTATGGTCATGCTGTTTTGCATGACGCCAGCGCCTTCGCTGTAGTTGTATTGATCGTGACTAAAGTTGCTGATGACAGGATTTATCAACACATACTCGGCTGTTTTGTGTTGGTCCATGCCGTAGATTCTGATGTCTTTGAAAAAAGGTGGCTTGCCTGACTCTGAACTGCCGCCGTCACTGTAGCTTTCACCCACATATCCCCAGTCGTTGACGTCTCCAATTCTGGTGTCGTTGTAGATGTCTCTGTCGTTGTAGCCAAATCCTTTTTGCATGTTGGCGCTGGCGCCCATGCTGCCGTTTTGACTGTTGGGTGCTAGATAATTTTGGCTGGGGTCTTTGTAGTAGTAGCTGTAGTAGTTGTACCACAGGTTACGCGAATTGTCCCCGCCGTCGTCATGAAACGTCACAGTAACAGGGTCATAGTTGATCTTGGTCTGTACCACTCTCTTGCGATTGTACTGATTGAGTGTTTCGGTCGCAATGGTGTACTTGGGCAGGTCCACTGTTTTCACAAGATAACTGAGACTGGTAATTTGATTCACACCTGCCAGCTGACTCAGTGCAGGTATTTCAGCGGTGTTCAACGTGAAGCTCACGTGAAAAAGAAACTTGAACCTGGGTTTGAGTTCGTATGCGTTGGTGGTAAAGGTTTTGCTTGCGTGAGTGTAATCACGCAAGCTATCCGCCGCGGTGAATCCCTTGAAGAATTCTTGGCCAAATGTTGGCATTATTATGCGCCTTGGCCAGCACCTGTCACAACGTCGCCGATGGTTCTGCCAATCACGCCACCAATACCGCTGATGTCTAGACTGTTGGGTCCAAGTTGTGCAGCATTGTCATACGCAATGGTCATGTTGACTGTAACACCTTCATTGGTGCCATAGTTCAATTCGCCGTAGTCAGCACCTTTTAGGTAGCAACCGTACAATTCCCAGGCTTCCAGTACCACAGGTGTTGCAGCGCCGTTGCCGCCGTCCAGTATTTCAATCTTGGTCAGGAACTTGTAGTCGATACCTGAAGCAGCACTTGCCATTTCCAAAAAGTCCATTTGCTTTTGCATTTGTTCGCCAATCAGCTTGGAAACACTGTTTGATGCATCATCGCGCACCGAACAAGCAACGTCTGCCCAGGAATGGCGACCGGCCAACTTCAGTGTTGAGTTGTAGATCGGCAATGTGATTTCTTCAAATGTCAAGTTGGGTCTAGCAACGCTGACCACTTGTTTGGTTAATTCTGTTGTGGGTTTTGAAACGCCGAAGTTTTCAAACA